CCGCTCCAGTTGACGACGAAATTGTAGAAGAAACGTCCAATGTAAATATTGTATCAGAAACGTCAAACGTAAATGTTACAGTTGAGGGCTACATGTTAAAAAAATAATTGTATACTATAAAAGATATGTCAAAGAAAAATCAACAAATGAAAATTGCGGTTGTCGCAGTTCTCGTTATCCTTTTGATTTCATCTATAATAGCTGCAGTAAGATCGAGTAGTTCTCAGGAACCAGTTCCAATAAAAAAACAAGTCACTAAGCCACAGGACGTGGCCGCCAAAAAAGAATTAGTCAAGGCCGTCGAGGATCTTGAAACAATTAAAGACCGAATCAAAAACGTCGAAGAATACAGCCACCGCGAAAAGTATAGATCCGAAACGAATAATGGTCTTACGGTTGTTGGTACGTTAATGGAACAAATGATTGACGTTATGGTCGCGGTTTTGAAACAACCACTCGTTGCCGAAGCGGTATCTAAACGTATAGTTAATAAACAGGACGCAGACGAAATCGCGGAATATATTGAAATGTTAGGTAAAGAAGTTGTTAAGGAAGTTGAACAAACACAACTTTTAAAGTGTAGGAAAGCGAGAACGTTGAAACGTATTGAGAAAGGGGACATGATAGAATATACTTGGATAGAAGCTGAAGGTGATGTTCCAACTTCGAATTGTGACGCATACGAAGTGAATCATATGAAAATACGAGAGGGTAGCAACCGTGCAGCGGCAAACTTATATAATAAAGTTCTTTCGGTTGTTGAAAAGGCTGAAGAAAGGGATAAAATGTATAGAATAGTGAAGAATGTTTCTATTGATAACATGACGCAATATGGTATATCTACAAGTATGTCTGATGAAGATATTAAATCCCGAGCAGATAGTTTCCCTGAACAGAGTGAACTCGAAAATATTGCACTGGCACATTATAAGTATTTAGGTTACGAACTGAAAAGGGAATTGGGTGAATCTGTTAATATATCAGAATTGACGGGTGAAGAAGAAGACAAAGTTAAATATTTAACAGAACGTAATAAAGATAGAGTAGCTAAAAAACTTGTAAAGGTTGAATTTGATATTTATGAGGAACCAGATTATAAAGGGAATGCTCAACAATTTCAAGCAGAAATACCAGAAGGTCCGCCGGGAATAGAAATTGGAAATTCAACGAATAACCCGATTAAATCATTAAAACTCGGGAAAAATACAGTATTAGAAGGTTTCCATGTCGATGGGGATGGTGAGCCAGTAAGAGTCGAAGGTCCTGTAGAAGATAACAATACGGGAAGTGGATATCATAAAGTTGTAATATTCGGCCAGATGATGACTTGAAGACGGATAAGAGAGAAGCTGAAGGCTATAGAATTTAATAATACAAACAATGATTAAAAATTTGTATTATAATTAATGCTAATTACGTGTTAATTATATTATAACCCAATTTTTTCGTTTTTACCGAACTTGTTCCCGTACGTTGTTGTATTTACGGGTCTATCAATTGGAACAGCGAGTGTATCTATATCGTGGACGTATCCCATGTACTGAGAAACACCCGTTTGGATTTGACCCGAGGCTGTTTTAATCACGATACCGTTCATATATTTGACTTGTTCCTGAACGTTCGCGTTTGGGTCACCGGAGTTGTTAATAAAAACAACACGCATGATACTGTATAAATCACCTGGGTTTTGGTAATCGATGGCAACACCCGTTTGGTCTCTAAAACTTTGACGGATACCGCGCTGGAGTAAATTCATATTGAACTCCGAAAAGAACAAAGTGTTCAGGGGAGTTGGACACTGTTTGAGCGTATTGAGGTGAAGAGCGTCACACATTTAATATAGGCCTGGAAAAAAAGTATTGGTAAATATAAATGTTAATCCTCGCCGATTTCGATAAAGCATATTCTACCAAACCATGTAATACTGAGAAACCAATCTGCAAAGCGCCAGACTGTTTCGTTGCCTCGTACCCACCAGTCGCCACAGTCGGTGATGCGAATGGTAAATTTTTCGTTAATTCGTCACTTCTCCAGCCCAATCGTTTAGCTGAGACTCTTGGTCCAGTGACGATTAGAAGTGCTGATTTTAGACACTCGTGCTCCAAGTAAGTTAAAAAATAGATTCGTACTAATTATATAATGAGAGTCACCAAAAGATCCGGTCGTGTTGAAGACGTTAAATTTGATAACGTCACCAACAGGATATCAAAACTCACAGAAGGTCTCTCTGAAACCGTCGATGTTACCAAAATTGCGCAACAAGTCTTTTCTTCTATTTACGATGGTATCAAAACACCAGAAATTGATACACTTTCAGCTGAAATATGTATTGGTATGATTACATCCGACCCCGATTATGAAATTTTAGCGACACGTATCACGGCAAGTAATATCCAAAAACGGGCCGCAAACAATTTCCATATTGCCATGCGTAAGCTTCATAAGGCGGGTATTGTAACCCACGAAGTTCTTGAAGTTTCGTCTAAAGTGAAAGATAATATTAAACCCGAACGTGATTTTGAGTTTGGGTATTTTGGTTTAAAAACACTCGAGAAAGGATATCTCCAAAAGATTGACGGTGAAATTATTGAAACACCCCAATATCTCTATATGCGCGTCGCTATTGGTATTCATGGACACGATATTGATCACGTCCTGGAAACATACGAAGCGTTATCGAAAGGTTTGTTCATTCATGCAACACCAACTCTGTTCAATGCTGGTACACCCAGACCACAAATGTCATCATGTTTCCTGATTGCGAATAAGGAAGATAGTATTGACGGGATTTACGATACAGTAAAAGAGTGTGCGAGAATCAGTAAGTGGGCTGGGGGTATTGGTTTACACGTTCACGATGTACGTGCAAATAAATCACATATTCGTGGAACAAATGGAACATCCGATGGTATTATTCCAATGTTACGAGTGTATAACTCAACCGCAAGGTATGTCAATCAAGCGGGGCGTCGTAAAGGGTCTATTGCAGTCTATTTGGAACCATGGCATGCCGATATTCTCGATTTCCTTGAAATTCGTTTGAATCAAGGTGATGAAGAGGCGAGGTGTCGAGACCTCTTTTCAGCCATGTGGATTCCAGATTTGTTCATGAAACGCGTTGAATCCGATGGTAATTGGTCATTGTTTTGTCCTGATCAGGCAAAGGGTCTTTCAGACGTGTACGGTAAAGAGTTTGAAGATCTTTACGAGAAATACGAATCTGAAGGTATCGCAACTAAAGTTGTACCCGCATCTGAGATTTGGAAAGCAATTATTAAATCCCAAAGTGAAACGGGAACCCCATATATGCTTTACAAAGACGCGTGTAATGAAAAGTCGAACCATAAACACGTTGGTACGATTAAATCATCAAATTTGTGTACAGAAATTCTGGAGTTTACGGATAAGGAAGAAACCGCCGTATGTAATCTCGCATCAATCGCGTTACCAAAATACGTTGATGTCGAGAAGAACGAGTTTAACCATGAAGAGTTACATCGTGTTACGAAAATGGTTACACGTAACTTAAACAAGGTTATTGATAAAAACTTCTACCCAACCGAAAACGGGAAACGTTCAAATATGCGTCACAGACCCATCGGTATTGGTGTTCAAGGTCTCGCTGACGTGTTTATCATGTTAAGAATGACGTTCGGTTCAGAAGAATCGAGGAAACTTAACATTGATATATTCGAAACCATTTACCATGCATCACTCGAATCGTCGTGTGAACTCGCTGAAATGTACGGTCCTTATGAAACGTTTAAGGGGTCACCGTTCAGTAAAGGTATTCTTCAATTCGATATGTGGGATCGAGACCCAAAGTTTAGTGGGCGATACGATTGGAATGCCATGCGTAAACTTGTTAAGAAAGGAACTATGAATAGTCTTCTTCTTGCACCTATGCCTACTGCATCCACGTCTCAGATTTTAGGGAATAACGAGTGTTTCGAACCGTATACGACCAATATCTATTTGAGACGAACACTTGCGGGTGAATTTGTCGTCGTAAACAAACATTTAGTAAACGATTTGAAAGAACGTGGACTCTGGTCGAAGGAAATGAAAGATCTTATGGTGAAGGCAAATGGGTCTGTTCAAAACATTATTGATATACCCGATGATCTTAAGGAATTGTATAAAACCGTATGGGAAATGAGTCAAAAAACAATCATCGATATGGCGGCGGATAGAGGTGTGTATATAGACCAAAGTCAAAGTATGAACTTATTCGTCGAGAGTCCAACAATTTCAAAACTTTCGTCTATGCACATGTACGCGTGGAAAACTGGTTTAAAAACGGGTATGTATTACCTTCGAAGTAAAGCGAAATCACGCCCGATTCAGTTTAGTCTTGAAGCAGAATGTTCTATGTGTTCAGCCTAGTTTAAAATAAAATATATGTTTAATTTAGTTATCATGAACAATAAATCTAAGAAAAAAATAATTTTAATTTTTGTAGTAGTATTCTGTATGTGTTGTTGTTTGAGTTCTATTATTTCAGGTGGGACTTTATTTCTTAAATCTGACAAAAAGGACGAACCCACTGCGTCTCCACCGGCTGCGTCTCCTACAGCTGCGTCTCCACCGGCTGCGTCTCCACCGGCTGCGTCTCCACCGGCTGCGTCTTCACCGGCTGCGTCTTCTTATTTTACAGAAGGTGTTGATTATTCAATAAAAGGTAGTAGAGAGGATAAATATTGTGCAAATGACGACGTAGGGTTGATATGTAATAGGGACGTGTTAAGCAATTGGGAGAAGTTTCAATTTACGCAAGTAGAAGGTGACATATATGGGATAAAAAGTATGCGAAGTGATAAATATTGTAAAGATAATAAAACAGGTAACATGTCATGTAATCATGGTTTAAATCCACATGAGAAGTTAACAATTAAAAAACACGGTGATAAATATTCTATAAAAGGACCCTGGGGTAATAAATATTGTTCGGATCAGTCAGTTGGTTTGGTATGTAATACAGATCACTTACAAGATTGGGAAAAATTTACAATTACAAAAGCTTAATATTAAAATATATTCAGTTCCGCCTAAACAATTTGTATTTCGTTAACATGTACCAAACACGTAACCGTATAAAAACTAAATTCATAACTTAAAGTTTCTGATATATATACATTTATAAATATAATGGCACTTAAATTTACAAATGCTATCGAATCACTGAAAATTGCCAACTATGATGGTCGTAAAATCTCGTTATGTACGACCGAGGATGGGCTTATGAAATTTCAAATACCACGCATGTACATGCCTTTCGGAGTTTCAGGGTTTACACCGGAAGTTGGCGCGACTAAATATAACATCGATTTTGCTATGAAAGGGTGGGATGAAGAAGAAAATTATGTAAGAAAATTTTACGAAACTTTACGTGAAATCGAAAATAAAGTTATTGAATCCGTTTCTGAACAAAGTGAACAAATTTTCGGTAAGAAAATGGGTGTTAGTGAACTCAAACCTATGTTTAACTCTAATATCAAGGAATCCCCCGATCGCGAACCAAAATTTCGCGTTAAGGTCGATACAACTATGGACGGTAAGATTAAATCACACGTCTACGACGAGAACAAAACGGCGTTATACGATGATGTTGGAAATGGGTTATACGCTCGACAATCGGGAACGGCGGTTGTCGAAATGAATAGTGTTTATTTTTTGAATAGAAAGTTCGGTATGACCTGGAAACTTAACTCGCTCGTGGTTTATGAGCCACAGAGACTTAAGGGGTTCCAGTTTATCGGCGTTTAGAGTCGTTTAATAAAAGCATTTGGTAAATAGCCTGAGCTTCTTTTAATATTTTACCTTTGAGTTCCATATACGAGGATGGATTTAATCCATGTTTAATCTTGGCTAATCGAACGGATTCGTTCCATTTAGACAAAGTCATTATTTACTATAGTATTACAACATTTTCTTAACTAATGTTTTGTACTTTTTTGTACCTTCCTTTGGTTGAAGTCCAAATCCTTTCTTTTTTGGTTTGAAAACCTTAACCAAATGTTGTTTCCCTTCCGCTTTCATTCTGACCAACGCGGCTTTACGCGCGGCTTTAGATATGATCGCCCCATATTTGTCTTGTGTGAGGTCAGATTTTGTCAATCCGCCTGTCGTTTTCATTGCTGTTCCGTGAAACACTTCAGCTCTTGATCCAAATGTTTGCATCTTGTATATACATTAAGCCCGGAAAATATTTCGAATTGCTGAAATTGATATCGTATCACTGGTTTTGTTTCCAGTTGGGATCTGTTTTTTTAATCGATCATCTCTTAAAACTTCGGCTGATAAAAGAGATTTGTGCCCTTGTAGAGCAATCATGGCCTGTTCGACAGACGGGTACCCTGGTGTATCGGTATAAACAAGTTTCTTTACGTGTACTTTTCGTTTCTGTCCGGATCTATGTGCACGACCAATAGCTTGTAATTCCGTGGCTGGATTCCAACACGGTGCAGTAAAATATATACGTGACGCACACTGAATATTCAAACCTTGTCCACCCGCTTTTACCTGTATAAGAAATACACTATTTTGTGGTGCTTCATTGAATAGCTTCAGTTGCTTTTCTCTATCCTCTTTAGAAACAGATCCATCAATTCGAAACACAGGACACGTCAGGTTTTCGCGTATATAGTCCATTTCCTGTTTAAATTGACAAAAAACAAGTGTTTTCTCATCCGGGTGCTCAGAAATCAGTTTAAACAACGTTTCCATTTTCTTAGAGCGACCTTCCCAAAACTCGGGTATTTCATCACGTTTCTTTGCAATACCATTGATATACATTTGCGGGTAAATCATGCTTTGTCGGGCACGTAACAAACACTCGAAAATTTCCATATTGTACATATTTACGTTTATCGCTGAACGGAAAATGTCCTTGATGGTTTCTTGTGATTCAATGAACGCACATTTGTATAATTCGCGTTCTTCCGGGTACATTTCGAGTTCGACGTTTTCGAATTTACACTCCGGTATTTCGAGCATTGGATTATCCTCCTTGGTTCGACGTAATAAATAAAGGTTTTTGACCTTGGTCGTCATACCTTGAACCAGCTTTCGATTAACACCGATAAATGTACACAAGGTCACGAAATCTTTCATTGAATTAAACACGGGTGTACCTGATAAAATCCAACGAAGTTCGGCATGGAGTTTACACGCGGCCTTAAACTTAGACGAACTCGGGTTACGTATTTCATGACCTTCGTCTAACACAATACGCCCCCATCTGATTCTCTGTAACATCATAGCCTTCTCTGTTAAGAGTGAATATGGTGCGATAACAACATCGGATTTAAGTAAATCGTCGGGGTCTTGTGTTCGATCCGAACCATCATATATAAACACTGACAGGGAAGGTGCAAATTTATAAATTTCATTCTTCCATTGAGTGACTATAGATTTTGGCACAACGATAAGTGTATTCTTTTTTACGTTTCCGAGTATTACCGAAATAATCTGTACAGATTTACCGAGACCCATCTCATCACACAGAAACCCACCTTTTGGTCCTCTGTCTAGATTTTCCATCGAGAGTAGCCATGCTACACCCTTTTTTTGGTGTTGGTACAGTTCACCACTGAGTAACGACACGGCACGGTTATATTGCTCTTCCATTTTTTTAGTCTACTTTTGTGTATTATTTTTACTAACTTAGGTTATATTTAATAAGTGTTGATTTTTTAGGTGTATATCCTTTATTCATTTTATATACTATTTTTTTACGGTTTTGTTCGAATAAAAATTTGGGGTTTTGTTTATCTTTATTAATTTTATTTAAAGATTTTTTTAAATTATATGAACTATATTTATCCCAATTCTTTTTGAGATCTATATATACTTTGTGCGTATCTGAATGACTTACATTAAAAACATATATACTTGAATAGTCTATTGTATCATTAGCACACCATCCAGCAGTTAAAAGTTTTTTAACTTCATCGTATTTTTCTGGATCACGTTTAATTTTATAATCTAAAAGAGTCAACCAACGTTCTATACCATGACACATGTGATACGTTTCATTAAGGAAAATAAGATTGATATATGGATTTTCATAATTAACATATTTTTTATATAAATTATCATTTAGTTTATCTTGTGTACATGATCTATATATAGGGTATCCATCTACATTCATTTTCATACTAATTTTACCTACATACCACGTGCCTAATTTTTCATTATCCAAGATAAATATGGTATTCATAAATTAGTTAGAGAAAATAATCTAAATTGTCCAACAAAAAAGTGATTACCCCCTAGAAAAAAGAATTTATTTTTAAACAAAGTCCTTGCTATGACTTACTTTATTTTTAAAAATAAATTCTTCTGTTACTCATCACTTTTTCGTTGGATAATTTGTAATATTATTATTATTTTTTACTATATGTTTTATATATCATTTTAAAGAGTATAATATTAAATATTCTTGAAAATGTATAATTTATCCGTATTCTATATAATCGTCATCTGTATCTGTAGATATTGGGCATTCTGGTCTAACAAGTTCCTTTTTCTTACGTGTCTTTTTTGGTGGTGGATCGTCTATACCATATTCTCTATGATATAACACTTTTTGCCAAAAATCCTCCATGATGGGTAAATATTTAGAAAACCATTCTCGGTCACGTTTCACGTTTGTCACGTAAAATTCTTCTGGTTTTGGCCAATTTGTTTCGGCCGGTTTATACTGTATAAAATCTGCTTCTTCCAAATCTAAAATATCCATACACAATTGTAGCTGTGGCATATAATGTTCAGGTACACTACCGTCTATAGCGCGCATCATAGGACACTTGATTTCTACAAGTTTACCTGATTCGGAAACACCATCGGGTGATCCACCTAAAAATGGGTATTTTGGGTGTGGGCATAAACCTAATTCATGTACAACTTCCCCGTGTCGTTGTTCATATAAAATACGTGCCTCGTCCTCGTACTTTTCTCCGTGACGAGTTGCCTCATTACCAAAAAATGGCTCACCTTTACCACATTTTTTTAAAAGAAGTTGATGTGGCGTTTCATATTTGTTTACTCCTATAGCTGATGCGGCGTCCGATGCAGTAAGCATACCCATTCTAAGATCCAACCATTCCTGTGATTTTTGTGGTGCATATTCGAAATCTAACCACTTTTGTACATTTGGATGCATGTTAAATATTTATACTATAACACTTTTAAGCCTGTTTTTCCTCTTCGCGTGCGAGACGTAAACGTTCACGTAAAACACGTACAGTTCCTATAACTGCAATATTGCGTCGTGTACATTCTTCAATAAGTTCATTTTTTAACATATGTGACAACTTAGGTCGTTTAAGAATCTCGTCTTTTTGGTATGTGTTAGCACGTGAAGTTAATGTTCTCTTAACCGTAAAGTTCTCTTCGGACGAAGACTCATCGGGGTCTTCGAGTGGTGGTAAATCGGAATAATCTGGTGACGCTGGTGGTTTTCTAAACAATAATTTTAACACTAATATCGTGCTAATAACACCACTCGCAATGTATAAATATTTTCTCATAATTATAGATTTTAAAAGGGTCTATTGTTTAAGTATGGTTTCATCGGAGGAGGACCGGGTGGCGGTGGTGGTGGGTAGAAAAACCGTTTTGCAGCATGTTGTTCAGCTTGTTTTTTATTCTTAGCATGACCGCGTCCCAAAAATACATTATCAACGTATACATCGATATAAAAAATACCATTTTCATGGTTTAAAACGCGATATTCGGGTAATGAAAGGTTATTTGTCTGACAATGACGCATGAGATGATCCTTGAAATTGTCGTCAACCATAATCGAGTTCATATTAACATATTCAGGATTTGTGTATATATTTAAGATAAACTGTTTTGCATGTAACAAACCAAGATCCATATATATCGCACCCACGAGTGCTTCAAAAACGTCTTCGAGAATTTTAGGGTTCTTGAACCATTCGTTACGCATACCCTTTTCATCCATTTGAACCCAATTATATAAACCAAGTTTAGTGGCTATATCGGCTAATGTTTCACCTCGTACGAGTTTTGTACGCGCTTTAGTCAAGAACCCTTCTTGACGATTTTCATACCTATCGAATAAAAATTTTGTGATAACAAAACCTAATACAGAATCACCGATAAATTCGAGTGTTTCAAATGATCCATCCAAAGATTCATCTTCTTTGAGTATTGATTTATGTCTAAAAGCTTTTTGGTACAAATCTAATTTAGTTATTTTTGTACCAACAAGTAATTCTACAGATTGCCTGTCAATTAACATGGTTTAGTTATAATAAGTATGTATTTTTTAAGCCTTTTCTTCTGGCTTACTGTAATGCGGGCTCAAGTACTTTTGCAAGTTCAAAAACGTCACTTGGGTATCAGCTGGTGGTTCAAGTAAATCACGCAACTTATCGTCCAATACCAAAACGCGGCCGTTATCCGGGTGCTTCAAACCTTTTTCGTTGACGTACTTGTTAATGGCGCGTGTGACGGTACTTCTAGATACCAATTCACCTTCTGGTAATTCCAAAAATGCACGAAGCTTTTCGGAGATGACTTGCTTGCGGTTAAACCCGTTGTTTTCGGCACGCTTCGCGGCCTTTTCACCGTTCGGGTCGTCTTGTTTCGCCTTAACCTTTCTGACGATTTT